CGCTTTTTGAGGGTACTAATAGGGTTTTTAAACTAAGGTCTGCCATGTGTATATAAAATTAGTGGGGCTAGGTTGTCTAGCCCCGGTTGATAAAACTTATTAGGACGCGTAATATTTAATATTTAGTTCGTTGGCTTTAGCAATATCAAAACTGCCAGCAGTACTACCAGCTGCAGTAAAGTTAATCGTTGTTGAAACAACTTGCTCTGTAGCAATTGTAGGAATTTGTAATACGCCAGCAGGAATATCAAACTCTACATAAGTACCAGTAGTTCCACCGACTTTAATATTGATATTATAAGCTGGAGCCACATCAGTATCTTTGCTAGCTAACAAGGCACTCATTAAGCTACCAGTACCTGTACCAGTACGTAAATAAGCTGTTAAACTACCGCTTACTGCACGTGTACCAGTAAAGTATGTTGCTGGTTGATTAACTGTACCAAGAATAGCTGGTGTTAAATAACTAATATTGTTACTAATTGTTAAATTACCACCGGTGAGTGGTACGCTATAGCTACTGCTTAATGTAGCTGTAGCTGCTCCACCACTGCCACCACCGCCACTTAAAGTAATAGCTGGTGCTGATGTATAGCCTGCACCACTATCAGTAATAGCAACGCCAGCAACCCCACCGCCACTTATAGTTGCAGTACCTGTAGCAATTCTACCTACCCACTCTAGTTCAGCTTCATTACTAGTTTCAACACCACTTAAATGAGTAGGAGCAGAAGCACCTAGAGTATATGGTGCTGTACCGGTAACATCAATTACTTTATAATAATTGCCAGCACTAGAAATATAACTATTTAGTGCTACAGTACCACCACTGCTAAACGCTGTAGCAGTAAACGGTTCTGCAAAGGCTACCGTAGGAGCGCTTGTATAACCACTACCGGCTGTTACTGTAACACTGCCAACACTGCCTGGGCTAATTTGTGCTTCTACTGAGCAAACACTTAGCTTATTAGCAATAAATGGAGCTGTAGTTACTTTAGCTGTAAATGCTCCAACTATTGTACCTGTCATGTCAGTTCCACTAAATGTTGGGGCTGTTACTTGTCTAATACTTTTAGCTTGTCCAGCCCATTGAACACTAGCAATAGCATCGATACCAAAATCAACTGTAGCTGTGTTTAATACGCAATCATCAATAACAAATGCTGTACTATCCATAACAATGATTAAACCAAATTTTTGTAATTGGTGTTTATCACTATTATCTAGCGTTACTTCAGCAGGGTTATCATAGGTGCCGTCTTTCCATGCACCAGTAGCACCGCCAATAGTACCTGCACTAAATAGTGCGTTCCATAATACGCTTTCTTCAGCTTTTGTAGTAGTACTAGACTTATATGGACGCATATAAGTAGTCATGTTAAAATCAACAGGATCTAGCTGCGTGTTAAATGTACGCTGACCACGAACAGGTGTTGCACCACTTTCATTAAGCGTTACAGTTTCACTAGTAGTATTTTGACTAAAGCCGAACCCATCTAGTACTTGCAATTCCCAAGTATTTGAGCTAGTCATTGCACTAGCTGCGTGAATTCCACTAGCAATTGCAGTACCAGTAAGATTTACTTGTCCACTAGTCGAACCTACAGCAGTAGTAAAGAAAACTCTACTATTACGAATTAAATTAAAACTCATGTTTTTATCCTCTCAAGAGGTGTTCCAGCAGTCACTACTAGACGTTTATCTGTATTAGACCTTGTGAACACGGTTTGCTTACATGATCTGATAGCGAACCTGTAAGTTAATCTCGCCAACTGCATAGGGAGCTAAGAGGCCCTCGTCCGTAGTTATTGAGTCTATTAATATTTCTGTTGTTTCATAATTATTGTCTGTGTCGTATACTAGCTGACGATTTGCGTCTATACAACGTTCTAGATCTTCTAATAACTGCTCAAGTTCTTCTTGTGCAGTGTCTTCACTTTTACAGTAAACTTTTACACATACGCCAAGCATGCCCCAGGCAAAATCTGCTGGATGATATTCACGCAGTTCAGTGCCAGGGCTTAAGTATACACTAGGAAAATCGTTTATTTCATCCCAGAACTTTAGCTTGGCAAAACTTAAACCTTGTAGATTAGTTACATATGGCGCTGTGCCATCTATGGTTTTAAACACCTCGGCAAGGGCCTTGACTATTTGTACACGCTTTGTCATGTTGATATGGCCCTTAATCTTGTTATCTTTAACTGCTCTGCTACTTGTCTAATTGATTTAGATATTAGCAATTTAGGGTCTCTACTACGAGGATATTGCTGTTTTCCGCCTTGACTAAATGTATCATAAGGATTGCGCATATAAGTATAAAAAGCGCTTATAGTACCCTCTCTTCCCTCACTTAATCTATTTACCCTAACACTTTCGGCGAATCTACCACTACGAAGGTTTAATACATCTCGCCTACTGCCATTACCCATATTTCTTTTAACAGTATCAACTAACTGTGCATCTAATAGTTGCTGTAAGCTTAGTATATTAGTAGCACTTATTTTTTTATTTGTACGCTTACTACGTATTTTAACTGCTGAATTGCTTTTCTGAATAGTTTGCTTAAGTTTTTTAACTTTAGCCGTAGTTTCTTTAATCAACTTGTTAAGTTGACTAGTCATATCTGACTTATCTTTAATAGTATTTTTACTAGTAGCTTTTGTAGTACCTAGAGATGTTTGGTTTTTACCAGTTTTAATAACATCTTTTACGACTTCAGCAATATATTGTTTTATGCTTAGTGATCCTCTTGCATTTACAGCCATATCGCCAAGTGAAGCTGCATTATCGCGAATAGCGTCTGCTAAAGCAGGTGATGTTGTTGAAATAATATTTGCTTGAGTTTGTATCAGCTTAGCTAAAGGTTCTAGATCTTTTATAATTCTATTAAAAGCAATGTTTACATTACTCTTAGCAGCTATCTGACCTTTAGGAAACGCAGCAATAAAACTATTAAGAGAAGCCCCTAAATTTTTTAATATATCACCAGCCTCTGCGTTAATTTTAGTTATCTGCATTTCTAGTGTAAAATAGGGCCTATTATCTAGTGCACCTTTTGTTGCCTCGGTAAAAATGGCTATTTCGTTAGTAAGATTACTGCTAAGAAAATCGGCATCTAATAGTAGTTTAATGGTTTTATCTACAAAATCTAGATAATTTTCAATTTGTTCGCGTTCTTGCTGATCTTTTATATCACTAATGTCAACATTAATTGTAAAATCTCTATATGTTCCACCAGGGGTAAAGTTTACAGCGCCTCCCAATGCAGCTGCTACTTTTGCGGTAAATATACCAGCAAGATGACCAGCTTGTATAGAACTTTGTATATATTGTAAAAAAGTTTTATCAGTTAACGGATCTCGTTTACCTGCGGCAAGAACTTGAATATCTATTATGCTGCCCACATAGATTAAAAACTTCTCTATTATTTTACTTGTAGTTACGCCTACTAATCTAACTTGTCCGCTCTTTTGCATTTTGGCAGCTTCAGCAGGAAAACTAGTTTTTACAAAATCATCAAAGTTAATTAGACTCATTAATTCAGTACTGGCAGTTTTAAAAACGCTCTTTTGAAGTTCGTTATCTAAATCTACTTTAAGTTTATCAAGTGACTGCCTAGTTAATATATTTACTTGATTGCTTTTAACTGAACTAAAATCACTGCGAAGTTTTTGGGTATCTTTATAGGTTTTAAATATATCTGCACGAGTTCCGCTTTTGCCTAGTATTACGCCTTGTTCACCATATATTTTTTCTATTCTGGCCCTAACTACGGCACTTAGTTCTGGTGCTGACATTACGCATAATCCGCTACATATTGATCTAGCACACGCTTAATGTGTGCTGGAAAGTTTGTAGTAGCTACATATTGTATTTGTGTTACATTAGGTGTTACATCACGATTAACATGTACTGCGCTATTATTCTTTGAGTAATATTCTACAAGATCTAGCACAGCTAATTTAAGATCATCTGGTACAAACTCATATCCGGCAAAATAACTAACTTTATATCCCCGCGGATGTAATGCAAAATATCCTGGGCTAGCTATCGTGCGAATACTATCGCCATCCTGTATCCAGTCTGTAAATTCTACAAGGGTAGTTGCATAAGTTTTACCATAGTTAGTACTTTGACTAACTTGTAGTACGTTAGTTACTGGAGTCTCTTTTAGTATTAGTCGGTCAAAACCACCATCAAAGTACTCCGTTTTAGCTTCGTCATAGTAGTCAGTAAAATTTCTGCGGCAGTAGGTTTTTACTAACTGACTAACCTTGGGTATTAGCAAGTCGATTTCAGTATCTTTATTGCTAGTTGTGATACCAAGGTAATTTTTATATTCTGCTCTAGTTATTAGGTCA